AACACCAGTGTTTGGATTTTTAATCTTCACTGTGTGGGATAATTTGGGCATGGAGGTAAAGAAGTCTTCAATCTTCTTGAACTGTGTAGAGTTCATACCCTCAACAAAATCCATCAGTTCTTTCTTGGTGCAGTTCGCAGTCTCCCACACCTCTTCTTCAGTATAAACTTTATCAATACATGTTGCGATTAGATCAAAGGATCTGTCTGCTTCACTCTCAGTATCAAAGTTTTCCTTAACAAATTGGGTTAGAGATGGGTATCTCATCTCAATCATGAGTTCATCATTAAGTTTAATCTGAGTATCATGTCCTTTGTCTTTCTGCACTTCAATATCTTCTACGTTAATATTGACAGTAACAGTGGTTTCACCATCGTCTGGACAGATTAGACCAACTTCAATGTCTTCTCCAACAGACTTCCCACGAATATTTAAGAACAGATATTCAATATCAAAGGTTGGAAGTTTTTCTACCTTGATACCTTTTGTTTTGATGCAGTTTTTGATGACCGTTTTGACTGCGTTACTGATCTGCTTTTGACTTTCAGATTCCAATGCATATAGAAGAATTTTTTCTTCTTTGACTAGAAATGGTCTGTACTCGATCGTTTGTCCTGTTGATGGCAATTCCAACTCAAATGTTGGTGTAGCAATTGATGGTAATGGCATAATAAACCAAATGAAAAATTCAGGTTGTATTTATTTATTAGGGATTTAATAGAAGTCAAGTCCCTCTTTAGCTACTCTCCTTTCCTTCTCAACTAAAGCTCTATCCTCATCAGTTATCGCATTAGGTTGGAAGGAAGTGTCAGTATTAACTTTTGGTGGATCTTTTGAAATTTGAGGTTGATCGTTATTTGGTTGTACTGGTTGAGAATCGCCATAGGTAGCATTAGGATCAATTCTACCTTTCAGTTCTACTCCTGCATCATAACTATTGTCACCATAATTTGGAATATCACCATTTTTACCATAGAGGTCACGATCAATACTACCTTTCAGTTCATATTCAGGAACTTTATCAGTATTATTGTTAGATCCTGTAGCACCTTTTCCATTACCATCAACTTTGGTAATCCAATATTTTTGATAATCCATTGTTACAGTCATTGTAAGTAAATCAGTTGGTCCCTGCGATATTGGCATACTTGAAATAGAAATTGGAAATGCATTTACAAAATGATATTCCAATCTTGTTGGGGAGTATCCTTTCTCAACAATGGTCGCATCTTTCTCATACTTAACAAGTGTGAAATCATTACATGCATATTCATCGATAAAGGGAACTCTATAACTACTGTTTGCTCGGTAATTAGTATAACCATCGGAAGCTTCACCTCCAATATATCCCATCCATGCTTCAAATAATTTTATAAGTGTATATTCTCTATCAATTGCAAAAGTAAAGTCTAATTTACCATCAAATTGTCTACGATATACATGTCTTTCAGTAATTCCAGTATAATCATTTGTAGCTTCATGAGTTGCAAAAGTAGATCCTGGTAAAGATGCATCAATACAAGCAATATCTATAAAATTTTGATATCTAGTTCCTCCATATCTTGATACATTACCACTAACTGCAGATGGTCTAGTAAAAAATACATGATAAAAGTTAGTGGAGGCATATCTGCCCATCTTAGCTTTCACTTCGGACATTAGAAAAGACTTTGGTCCTGTGGTTGCCATTACACTATAAATAAAGATACTTTGTTATACTATGTATAAGAGATGTCTGAAAGCATCAAAAGCAGATATAAACCTTCCAATCCCCAAAAGTATGTAGGTGATGTGAACAATATTATTTGTAGAAGTTCATGGGAAAGAAGGTTCTGTGTCTGGTGTGATAGTAATGAAAATATTTTAGAATGGGGAAGTGAAGAATTTTGGATTCCTTATCGTTCTCCTGTTGATAATCGGGTTCACAAATACTTTCCAGACTTTTTTATCAAAGTTCGTGAAAGGAATGGATCAATTAAAAAGTATGTGATTGAAGTGAAACCACATAAGCAAACTCAACAACCAAATCCTAAACCAAAACGTAGAACAAAATCTTGGTTGTATGAAGTGAAGACCTATGCTGTGAACCAAGCAAAATGGAAAGCAGCAACAGAATTCTGTGCTGATCGTTTACTTGAATTTAAAATCATAACAGAAAACGAACTCGGTATCAAGAGATGAATCGAACTGCGGAGTTAGAAGAATTAATTGATACTCTTTCTGATCCTGATGATTACATGACTGCAATTCTTGAAGTACTTACTGAATCTGAATTCATACCAGAGGCAGGAAATTATTATACCTTCGTTTATCTTGCAAAAACACCTAACATTATTTACGATCAACATCCTTTGATTGCTTGCACCTCTGTTCAATCTTGGGGATTTACTGGTTTAAACTTTCACTTGAATATGCCAAGACGTTATACCTGGCAAGAAGTTATTGGTAAGGTTCATCGTGTATACAATGAAGAAATTACATATATGAGATCCATACCATATCAAAAAACGATCCTAAATAGCTGAATAACAGCATCTATTAGATGGCATACAAATCCGAGAAAGAACACGAACTAAAACTCAAAGTTAATGTGAGTAAAGGTTCTAGAGTTCAAAATAAAGAAGTTAAAATACCTGTAAAGTACAAGTTCCCAACTGATGAGGAAGGACTTGTAACTAATAATGGACAGTATGATATTGTTGTGACCAATGATGATGGATCAGAATCAGTAATTGGTAATGGTGGTAACGTAGCAAATAATGGAATTGTTCAGATTACGGATAATTCTAAACTACTAGAAGCTGCTCAAAATTCTAACAAAGATGTAACTCAATCTAATTTAGATGCTGCCATGGCAAATGGTGGAACTGATGATCTTCAAAAAACTGGTATACAAAAAAGAAATGATAATTTAAGTCCAAAAAATCAACAAGATCTAGCAAATAAAAATAATTTAAGTCAACAGCAGGCAGAAGGTCAAGGATTAAACAAAGCACAAGATACTGATACTACAGATGCTGATAAAGAAGATAATAAAGAACCAAAAACAAAGGACGCTGATGATAGTCAATCAAATGATAGTGAGCAATCTAGTAGCTCTAGTAGAAGATTAGATTTCAAGTCAGATTCATCTGTCTTTGGCACAATGTATTATCCTGAGGAAATGCAAGCCTTATATCAAGATTATATAAAATTTCAAACATTTAGATATGAACCACAAACATTTAAAACTGATGATGGTGCTTTCTCTGGATTTGAAAATGGAAAGTTAGGAACTCCAGAAGGAACTTGTTACTTACCAATTCAAAGTGCTGCTGATGGTAATACTGTTAGTTGGGGTACTAATGAAGTAAATCCGTTTCAAGCTATTGCATATGAAGCCGCATATGGAATTATTGGAGGCAGAGAAGGTGCATTAGATCAGGTATTGAATAAAGCGTATGAAACACTTGGAAACAATAATGATGTAGCAAGGAGATACGTTCAAACGCATTTTGCTCAAGAAGCAGCTGGAGTAACAAATATGTTATCCAGAACTTCTGGTGGTGTTCTAAATCCAAATTTAGTTTTATTATTCAATAAACCAGAATTAAGAAATTTTAGTTTTACATATACGTTCCGTGCAAGAAAATCATCAGAAGCACAAATGGTGAGAAGAATTCTTAGAATGTTTAAACAATCGATGACTGTAAGAAAAGAAAAGACAAATATTTTCTTATTGGCACCTAATGTATACACAATCTCTTACCATCGAGGTGGAGTTGCTGATGAAAAACATAGCCATAAATCAATCGGAAGACCTAAAGTAGTTGCATTAAAATCTTGTAATGTAGATTACATGCCCGATGGAAGTTACATGACTTTTAATGATACTGCAGGGACAATGACTGCATATCAAATGCAGTTATCATTTACTGAACTAGAGCCACTATTCTATGATGATTATGAAGAAACAGCACCAAACCTCGACGAAATCGGATTCTAACCATGGCAAACTATTTCAAAAGATTACCAAACATAAACTATCAAAATCTTGAGGAATTAAATTCCCCAGGACGAACATTTCAGAATAAAAATCTCT